ACGTACACGTACATAGATACCCACAAGCTCTCCGCCAAAGTATGGTTTTGGCATTTCGGGTATAGTGTACTCACGCTTCACATTGCTTGCGCTGTTTGCGGCTTTCTCAGACACAATCTGTGGCCCAGACGCTGCTTTGATCCGCTGTCCCAACACCAGAGGTGTCTTTATCTGCTCCCAGTGTGGGCATCCTTCGCAGACGTCAGGGTTCAACTCGTTAAACTTAGCACATAGATACGGCCCTTTGATTTCGTTAAACTTCTTCAGCATAAACTCTTCGTCGTAGCTTTCATGCCGATCTGAAATTTTTACAGCAGCTTTTTCGCCCTCTTTACAGAACTTCGTGATAGATAGCCCTGCTCTCCACAACGGCTCGTCTATACCGTTCTGGTGTATGGTTATGTGCTTTAGCTGCTCACACCCATTGCCTTCACTGGTCTTACGCATGATGCGCCCGAACGAGAACTCTTTGTTGTCGTTCAACGCTTCTTGTAAGGCGTCTACCCCAAGGTCTAACGCAGGTAACTTTGGTGTAACCCCACCTAGCTTTTCTATAAACTCAGACAACTCTACAGGTGAAGCTAAATCTTTACCCAGGAGCGCCACAGGTAGCGGCGGGTCTTTCTTATAGTTATGGGTGCTAGGTAGACGTAATATACTAGCCGCGTCTGTAGTACGCGATGCATCAGCAGGGAAGTTGTGATCTCTACACAGCTTACCTAATTTAGTTGCTACAGGCTCCCACTCTTCCCGCGTGATAGCTTCTGTTAGAGGCCAGTACACATGCACACCGTTGCCGCTGTCCACAGTTATAGGTGCGGGTAAACCTAGACTTTTCTTAAATGTCTGTAGCTCTCTAATTGCATCGGCTTTGGTAGGGAACTCTTTACCTTCACCGCAATCTAAATCTAACCAAAACGCTTTTATGTTTTTGACATTGGCTTTAGTTCTACCTGCCCACTGCGTACCCTCTTCGTTGTAAGTACTCGTCGCAAAGTAAACATTATGTGGAAACGTATCTACTTGTGATGCTTTAGCTACCAGCTCGTCAACGTTCTTAAACCAATAATGTTTAGGTACAGGTTTAGTTTGTGTTAGGTCGATAGTGATCAAGCAAGGATGCCCCTCACTACTTAATACACTATCTAAAAATGTTTTCGTATCCACTGCTACTGCTCCAAAGTTATGTCGTGGTGGGAATACAGGCCCAAACCCACCACGACTGTGCTACCGTTAGGTCTTATTCGTCGTCGAACAAATCACCCACGATAGCTTCAAGGTCGTCGTCAGATGAGGGAGCAGCCACCTCTTTCTTCTTACTGACCTTTTTTGGTGCGGCTACTTCTGAGATGTCCACCTCATCTTCAGCGACCTCACCGTCACGCTTTTCCTGTACCCCATCGGTCTGTGCCACAGTAAGCGTGATCGCACGGATAGCGTCTTCGCTATCTCTAGCTTTGATAGCCTGCTCTAGTTCAGCTTCCTCTAGAGGACGAACAGGCTTAAAGAACAGGCGTGGTGTGTCACTGTTCTCGTCGAAATACATCTGCGTAACCACAGCAATAGATGGTGTTTTATGGGCGCGTAGATATTGAGCATACGCTTGCATTCCCATCTTACCGTCTACTGGCTTACCGAACACAGACGTAGCAGGTAGTTGTAGTTGGTACACGTTGTCCATGTCACCCTCTAACAATACCGCAATACGCTGTTGATAACGACATGCACGGCTCTCACCTTGCCCCGAACCTTTGACGTTCTGCTTACAGTCCATACAGCGTTTAGCTTGACGCTGATCTGCAGGAACCGCACTGTCAGGCGCGTCTGTGTCTGGCGACCAACATGTAGGCGCAGAAGGATTTTCTGGATCGTACTGACCCGAATAGAAAGTACGCGAAATCGGTGCCGCGTTTACAATGATCGCATTGATAAAGCCATCGTTCTTTACGTTGACTTGATCGCCGTTAACCATCTCACGGAAACGTCCGCCACGCAGACTAATTCGGCGTAGGCCAGACCCACCACCAGAACCACCTGCTAGGTTATCGTCTACTTCTTGCAACTGTTTGAATAAGTCGCTGCTTACTAGGGAGTTGCCCCCTTCAAATAATGACAAATCTGCCATGCTATTCTCCATTAGTGTTCGTTGTATGGGGCATCAGTTTCCCCTTTGCCACCGCGTTTTGTCAACGCTTTTTCTATCGCTTCAACATTAAAGCGATACGTATCCCCAACTTTGATGTACGTGTCGTCAGGGATATGTCCTTCTCGCAACCATTTTCTGGTTGTCGAAACAGAGATGCCGAAATACTCAGCAACTCTATTGATATCTACATACGGGTTTTCTGTCATTTTTTCCTCACTGATACTGTGTATTCGGAGTCCACGTTAAGACCTTTCGGTACAAGATCAGGGTTTTCTTCTAGAAACTGACGTACATTTGTTTGGTTCAAACGCTTCTCAAAGAACTCAGGTACATCATGTTCTTTTACAAACATATACATTTGCTCCCAATCGCTCGTCCAATACCTCTGCCGTACACTCCGAAAGAACACCCCTTCAGACGTGCGAACTGACTCAACATTGTGTTCTTTACAATGATCTAACAGAGCACGTTTGATTTTATCGGCTTTATCACTAAGCACTTTTTCTTCGTCTTTGTACTTAGCTGTCAACTCACTACGTTGATCACGTATCTTTATGTACGCTTTTACGAGCTTTTCTACTGGAACGCTCATTTATGTCTCCATTGTTATTTATATTTGGTATTTAGTGACTAAACTTATCTTAGTCAAGTAGTTCTTTATACAAATCTATAATTTTTGTATGAACATCTATACGCTCGTCTAGCATACGGTAAATGCGCTGCTCTGCTTGCGAACCATAAAGCTGAACGACAGTACACTTATGCTTTTGTCCAGACCTGTGTACACGTGCGTTAGCTTGTGCGTATGTCTCAAGAGACGATGTTGGCCCCCACCACACTACTGTGTTTGCAGCGGTTAACGTAACGCCATGAGCCGCAGCTTGTGGCTGAATAATAAGCACTTGTGGGTCAGGTGAGTTTTGGAACTGATCGAATATCGCGGTTCTTTTAGGCGCAGAGACATCTCCTCGTATGATACCACACGAAATGCCGTCAGCTGTTAGCTTACTGGCTAACATATCTATAGTGTGCCGAAACGGAACAAACACCAGAACTTTCTGGCTGCTTTCGTCTATTGCTTCTTTGAGAACTTTGTACCGATTAGATATATCGAACTCTAGCGTCTCGCTGTCATCTGTATATACAGCACCAGATGATATCTGTAGCAGCTTGTTCAGAACGATTGCCGCGTTGACTGCTGTTATGCTTTCTTCTTCTATACGCATAACCATTTTCTTACGCAGTTCTTCATAATACTTTGTCTGCTGTTTGGTCATCTCAACTTTGCGTTTGGTGTAGACCATATCAGGCAAGTCTAGGCACTCTTCTTTGGTAAACCGTATCGCAGGCTGCAAGACTTCATGTACAATTTTGTTAGCGTTTTCTTTTGGTAACCATTTAAACTGCGTGATTTTAAACATCACCATATCTCGCCATGAACCAAAGAACTTCGGTACGCTCTTAGGGTCTATTAGCTTTGCCAGTCCATACGCGTCTAGTGGCGACTGCGCAGCAGGTGTACCTGTCATCATCCACAACCAAGTGTTTTCGGTTACCAACTTGTTTAGTGTTTTCCAACGCTTGGTTTGTGGGTTTTTATAGTGCGTTGCCTCATCTACAATGATGCAGTCAAACCCGCCGTTAGCTATCTCGTCTTTAACAATCTCTACACCATCGTAGTTTATTATAACGAAGTCAGCACCGCCGTTTATAATCTCAGCGCGTTTCTTTTTGTTACCGTAAGCCACATCGACAGTGCGATGCATAGCAAACGAGAACAAGTCTCCACGCCATGCGCTATCCATGATCGAGAGCGGGCAGATAACCAATACCCTGTTTATAACCCCCTGCGTCATTAAATAGTCAGCCGCCCAGATAGCCGATGCGGTTTTACCTGTTCCTTGCTCGTTAAAACAAAACGCGCGTCTGTTCATAGTCAGGAACTCAGCTGTCTTTTTCTGATGTTTGTAGGGTTTATACTGTCCCGCCCATTTGTAGCGTTTACTTATAGGGGAAGGCACGTTTATGTTTAGGCTTTTTAACTTTAGGGCTTCAAATATACCCCATTTGACTACAACCTTGTTCATCGACAACTCCTTGCTGTTTGGGATCACAGTTGTGACCCTGTTTGGGTTGCGCAAATTTAACAGGACTGCCTTATCCCGAATAATCTGCATGTTGTTCTCCAGTTTTTATTTTTTCTTTTTAGGTGGTTTGCTCATTTTGCCACCCGCTGCTCTGTTCTTGGAAGGGCTTTGCAGCTTATACCCATCTTTGTTTTTACCACCTTTACTCAGTGGTTTCTTGTGCGCAATGTCTTTACCTTTACGGTCTACGCCTTTTTTATCTAGCTTACGCCGTGCGCGTTGCCGCTCCATACGGTTTTCGTGTTCGCCCCTAGCTTTTTGTTGTTTGTACTCTTTTTTGTAAGGGCGTGGTTTGTTCTTATATGGCATCAGTTTCTCCCGTTATGGGGGCATTCGGTTACAGGACAGTAGCGTTTACACAAACCAGATGGGCGTGGATTCCACACATCCGACTCAAACGCTTTCTCCATTTTACCATATATTTTAAGCCATTTCTCCCACATATTTGACTCTGCGTCTATTTCGTATTCGGCTTTGACAAGACTGTTTGCGACCACAAAAAGAAGCCCTGCCTTTACCTTCTTGATCTCAGGGTAGTGTTTAAACACAGTGAGTGCCATCAACTCTAACTGACCTTTATCAGCATACTTAGCCGACTTACCAGTCTTGTAGTCAATGACGTAGGCAACACCTGCTAACACGTCTACGATTATCAAGTCAGCTATACCACGGAACCATACATCGTGCGCAAAGAAGTCACATGCTTTGAGATCAGCGGTTAACCCCATTTTCTTTTCGCATATCTTTACACCACGTCTAGACTTTAGATTGTCTAGCATACCTTGTATAAACCCAAACTTCT